AATCATTTACTACTTTAGCGATTTCTCCGCCAATTGCACTTCCTTGTTTCTGCCCAAATATCGTTGCCCATCCAGCAGCAATCCAACCAATATAAGGTATTCCACTCAATGCTGGTGCGGCAGAAGCACCAATACTAGCTCCCACTATTGCACCTGTACTCTCGCCGCCACCTTCCGCCTTGATGCACTCTATTCTCTTTGCAGACAACTTTCCCAACTCTTCACCTCCAGAACCCTGTTGAGTTCTCATGGTGTATTCTTTTTCTGAAATTATAACTGTCTTACCACCAATACCAAAAAATCCATTTGACTTATCAATATCCTTTGTTGTCTTCATGACTTTAGGATCATTGGATTGATAATGAATTCGATAACCATCTTTTCCTGCCTCTACTGTATAAGAAGTATAGTCACCAACAGGAAGATTTATAACTGGTATTTGAGGATCTTTATTAATTAAATGACCCAGTATTCCAATATGTGCTATGCCAAAAAAAGACCCTACAAGTAGCACAAACCACTTGAAGGGTGACTTTTTATTTTCGACTTCATCATCCTGTTCGGATATATGAGAAGGGAGAATTGACATTATCAATCATCGACAGATTTTTCTTTTTTAGAATCTACTGATTTTTTATCATCATCGTCTTTTTTCTTCGCAGTTTGAACACCAAATGTTGCTAGTGTTCCTGTAAATACCGAAGCAATAAACGTCGGATCAATTTGTCTCTGAGGAATCCCTGGAATTGTTACATAATTCAAAGTCAGAATTGCTCCTGACCATGCCAGAATGATAACTCTCACCAGGGTTGCTACCCCTTCATCAGCCCACTCAAATTTGTTTTCAGACTTAACCTTAGGATCCTCTTTTTTAGAAATTACTGAATCAGTCATTTGAAAGAGGTTAGGCACTTTTATTTATAGTAGTGCATTTTATACAGAAAACAATCAGCAATTCTCATCTCATCAACATTATCCATTTTGTCATATGGATCAACATGAGTAAAGTCAATACATTTTTGAATGACGTATTGAGGGACTTCTTTATAACGATATTCTGGATACATTGGTTTTAGAAAAATCTGCATTCCGCTGAACATCAGATAAATGGTTTCAATCATTTCATGTAACCTTCTTTAATTAGATATTCTCTTGTAAGAGGAGTGGGAGGATATACCTCCCACATTGGTTGCTTGGCACAAACTTTAAGAGCATTCATGGTCATGTTTTCAGTATGACCAGCCCACATTGCTTCTTGTTCCCAAGGTCTTGATGTTTCATCATAAGTCTGCTCACTCATCATTCGCCAATATGTAGGAACTTTCGTTTCAGGATAAATGATGGCAATAAAGTTATTGTGAATTGTTCCTGCCATGCAATCTTGAGCAGCGTGCCACCCTTCGTGCCTCATGACGCTCATCAACTGATGAGGTTTGTGCATATAGTCTTCATTCAGAAAGAAGTTATTTCCGACTGTATGATAGACCCCACGATGCTGCGGAGGAAAATATTTTTCACTCGCTAGAAAAACTTTAACTCCGATTTCTCCAAGAGCAGATAGCATCTCATTAAACTCATAAGCAATAGAACTAAAATCGCTATCTGGATACCTCGTGGAAAGATCTTCGATATCTTTGACTTGTTTGACTTCATCGGTGCATTCTCGTAAAAGCATACAACCCATTGCGTCATAACTATTCCAACCTTTTACTTCTGGGTCAGCAAGTGCAGGAGTAGCAAAAGCAAATGCAGTCAAAAAAGTGACAATAAATTTTTTCATAAAAACTCAACGAAATTGATTAATACCAGTGCCAGATGTCCAACCACCAGGACCTTGATGAAAGTTTTCAGAACCACCAAGATTTTCTTGCCAGGAGTTTTTCATGTGTGCTGCTGCTTTTTTATATAGGACATCATGAATATTCTTAGGTTCTTTTGATTGGGTCATAGCAGATTCAACTTCTTCTTGCTGTTTCTTTGCTTCTTTTTGTTTTTGAAGAAGCATTTCTTGTTTTTCAGTTCTAATTGGCGGATCAAACCAAGGATCATGAGGAAGAATGTCTGGTGCAGGAACTGCAATATAAGAATTGTCCTTTAAAATCGTTTCACTCGAAACGGACTTGACTCCATTATATGAACTATATCCATGACTAAAATGACTAGAGGTAACCTCTTTGACAGGAGATTCTAAAGGATTAATTTTTTCGATGAGTTTTTTAAATAGTCCCATTTCAAGATAAAACAAATTTCTTTATATAGTTATAAGCATAGTGCTCTCGATATCCCTTAATACCCCATCCCAACCAATAATAGGCAGTAGTCATATACCATTTGACTGTTTGACCATTACCTTCAAATTCATGAATATGTTTTTGAAAGGTTGGTTCGTTAATCATATAACGAGTTTGGCATTCAAGTCCACTGGGATTACATCCGTACTTCTTTGCAAACTGACCCAATCCATAATATCGATTGCTGGAAGTCCACTGAATCAATCCATAACCACCACTATAGCAATGATAGTATGAAACTCTTGCACCACCTTCACAAATATTGGGAATAAAGTTTGACTCTGACTTTATGTTGCCCATGATAGTGGCAAGAGCATTACGATCAGTAATACTTGTTTTTTCTTGAAGTTCTTTGAGAACATATTTCTCATTTTCAGTGCAAGAAGGACATTTCCATGTCTTTTCTTCTTCAACAATTTTAGCAATCGGAACTGCTTTTTCCGGATCTAAATCGGCATCAACTTTTTCGACAGACTCAATATCTGATGGATCAATCCATGGATTTTTAATTTCGTCGATTGATGGATATGCGAAAGCAGCTGGTATTGAAGTCGCAAGAACAATAGGAAGTAATTTTTTAAGCATTAAAATAAACAGAATTCGACATCCGTCACAAGAACAAAATGTTCTTCACGGCACGGGGTATTTAGTGAATCAATCTTCACCAAGATATTCTAGTGAGAAAATTTCGTGGTCTTCAACATCAGGATCAAGCCACTCATAAAACTCACAATGAAGTGCATGTGCATTCTCAATACATTCTAATGGGTCGTTTGAAGGGTCTTGACAAAGAGTGTGCAGTCTATCAACTGCCCAGTCGTGTGTCGTCTTCAAGGTGTCTTCCAAAGTTACCATAGTCTTTACGCATGTAGCGCCCGAGAATGTTGCTATTATAGAACGCAGGTACCCCGTTGTCAAGCGATTCAGATAAGACATTATTGAGAAAGAGTTGTTTGGTCTCCTCATAATTACAAAGTCCTTTTGTCTTATGTAGACTCAATATAACTCTACTGAAGATCTCTTTACCATACTTTTTAACATCTTCTTTTAATTCAGGACAAGAACCATAATACTTCTTCCAATCAGATTCTTGTTTTACTTTTCTTTTCTTTCCTGGTGGAGTTCTATGTGACCAAAAATACTTTCTACCAATGTATTGTCGTTTGTTCGACTGATTGGTAATGAGATAAACAAAGCCGTAGTAGTCCCCAATATCATTACTATCAAAAACTCTCTCATCATATCTCCACGGATTATCATAACTCATCTTATAGATCTCAATGAGCTATTATTTATCCTTCAACCCTAACAAAGGTAGTCTACACAAAAAAAAGAGGGTTGTCAACCCCCTTTACACATATGTTAGACTCCAGGGAGTTGTGGTCCCGTCCTCTTTAGAAAATCTTTTTCTGATCCTGCTCCTTGTGTTGCTTTATTATAAATTTTTTGCGTCTTTTGTGCTGCTTTATGCTTAGTAGGATCTATAGGCGGAAGCATTTGCTCCAGGATGCTTTGCTTCCACTCTTCACTCATACTAGTCATGATTGCGTGAGCAGCGCCTTCTGAGGCGACATAACCCTCACTGAGGAGGTATTCTTTGATAATATCAAAAGTATCCATTTGTTCTCCTAACTGAGATTCAATTTGTTTAATTTGCCCATATCCAGCTTGTGGAGTTTTCTTTTTCAAAACACGTTTTGCGAGTTCTGGGTAATTTTTTGCCCATTGCTGCATTGGAGTATCTCCTTTCACACTAAGTCCAATTCTAGTTGGTAATGTTCCATCTTTATTAAGAGGTGTCCTTCTATCTATTCCTAGGACTTGTGCTGATTGATCTACTCTTTTCGGTTCCGGTGCTGGTTGTGCTTGTCTTTGTGCTTCTGCTCTTGCTTGTGCTCTTGCTTGTGCTTCTGCTTGTGCTCTTGCTTGTGCTTCTGCTTGTGCTTGTGCTCTTGCTTGTGCTCTTGCTTGTGCTTCTGCTTCTGCTTTTGCTTTTGCTTTTTCTTCTTTTTCCCTAAATTTTTGAGGATCTAATCTATATCCACCTTTTCCACCAGGTTGAAGATAAGGTTGAACTTTTGGATCATCCTTCGGTACCCAACTATTAGGAATTGGTTTTCCAGTTCTCGTATCTATTAATACAACTCCAATCTTACCATCAGGTCCGCGAGCAACTACTGGTGCTTTTTGTTCATTAATGTTACTCATCACAACCCCCTCCAAGGATCTTCAGGTCTTGATGGTTGTTGTTGCCTCTGCTGTTGCTGCCTTCTCTTTTGCTCTTCCTCTTCCCTCGCCCTCATAGCATCAACTTTCCTTTGAGTATCTTCACCTGCTTTCTTTAAATATGTTCCCAGATTATATACATCTTGACCCTCCTCAGATCCTATTTTTTTTAAACCAGACCCACCATAACGTAAAATGTCTCCAAGTGCTCCTTGAGTATACCCAGATGCTCTTTGCAACCCAGATGCTTTACCTTGACCCAACCTCATAGCAGAAGCGCCCAAAGCCGCTGTGAGGGGGGGAGTGGCGAGAACGGGCACGCCATATTTTACAAGTGTTTTAACTTTAGGACCAGGAGTAAGAGCTTGTGCAAGTGATCTTGCTTTACTTCTAAGACCTATACTAGGCCAACCTGGTTGTCGTGATTGTTGTGATGGTGCTTGTTGTTTTGGAGTAGAACCTTTTGGAGGAGGTGTTGGTTGTTGTGGTTGTTGTGGTGGTTGTGGTTGTGGTTGTGGTTGTTGTGGTTGTGCTGCTTGTCTTTTTGCTTGTGCTGCTTGTCTTTTTGCTTGTGCTGCTTGTCTTTTTGCTGCCGCAGCCGCTTCTCTTGCATCTATCTTTGCTTTTTCAGCATCCACTTTTTTCTGTTGTTCGGGAGTAAGTGGCTTAGTTTGACCGAAAGTTGTTTTTGGTTTTGCTGGTTGTGATGGTTGTGATGGTGGTGGGGATTTTCGTTGTGCTGGCATTATATAATCTTTTACCTGATTTAAGGTATTTCCTATAGCACGTCTATTCAGATAAGTACCAACTGCGCCGAGGCCTGCCGCAGCTGCAGGTAAAACATAAGGAGATATAGCTGACCATCCAATAGGCGCTGCAAGAGGGATCGCTTCGTTTAGAAATTGCTTTTCATATTCTTCAAAAATATTATTAACTTCTTCAAGACTGCAATTTGTTATATCATAACCTTCAGAAATTGCATATTCATCAAATAATTCAAAAATAAGCATTTCTCCAATAACATTCCTGAAAAATTCTTCGCTCATATAAGGCATAATATTATATGCTTGCTTTTCAGTATCAACATAATTAGAGAATACAAGATAATTTTTTATGTTTTCTAATAAAATATCAGTATCAAAATCTTCAATCAATGTATTTTCAGTATTGTAGATAATTTCTTCTCCTAAGACTTCTTCTTCTTTTTTATCATATATTGATTTATATGCTTCTTGCAATTCTCTATAATCTTTTGAAGTAAGTTTGGACATTGTATAAAACTTTTTCTTATATAAATTTATTTATAAAAAAGGAGGGTGCAAACACACCCTCCAAAAAATTTAATAAACATCATTCGATTCTTGATTATTCCAAGTTTTTAGATAATCATAATCTCCAAATAAAAAATCATCCATTGCTGCCGCTTCTTTATAAGCATCTATTGATATTTCTAAGTCACTTTTCTTATCAAAGTTGGAATCCTGAGAATGAATCTTTTGTAACATCTTGCTTGACTCCTCCGACAATGTAAGATTCGACTTCGGTTTCTTGTGGTGCCACTTGAAGACCTTTAGAAGAGATCCAATGCTCCGTC